TACATAGATGTGCCAAGGGCTGTCACACAATCTTCATTTGCAGGCTTGAAGCTAACTCCACGGTCGGCGATAACTGGACCTTCGTTCCGTCAGGCGCGAGAGTGGCTCTTACATATGTTACAACAGGAATATGTGAGTATAGACTACGAGGGTTGGGAGCACATAACGTGTCTAGGGAGTGGTTCGACGGCAAACGAGGCATTATGCATACCACTAAACCGTGTTGGAAGCGCTTCTTATTGGGTGATCGCAGAAGAAATAGAATTATGGAAACTGTGGTCACAGTTATTACAAAGCCACAAGGTTAAAAAGGTTGGGCAAAATGCGTCTTTCGAATACATTAAAAGTTGGCTTTATGGTATTTATCCTACTGAATTTGCTCTCGATACTCTCTATATGCATCATTGCCTATATCCTGATTTTGGTGGCATTACAGACGAATGGTCTGGTCGTAAACGCGACATTGACAATCCTGGTCATGGTCTCGCTTTTATTACTAGCCAATACACTGATCAACATTATTATAAAGATGACGGGCGTAATTGGACGCCTGCTTTAGGCGAAGAAAAATTTTGGCAATATAATTGCCTCGACGTTATGGTAACGTTTGAGGCCGCCATGAAAATGAAACTTGAATTAGAAAAAACTGGTTTATGGAAGACTTACGTGGAGATGTATCAGGAAGAACTCGAACACAATCTCCGTATGGAATGGAATGGCGTAGCCTTAGACGTTGAACGTCGTCAGGCGGCCGGTGTTACCATGTTAGCTGAGATTGCAGAAATAAGTCAGGCCATAAAGGCAGAGGTTGGATATGATAGAGTGGTTGCTAAAAGAGATTGGAAAACAGCGAAAGCCCCAGTCGGAGTCTTAAACCTAAGCTCACCAAAACAGATGCAATATTTTTTGTATGAACAACGAAGGCACAAACCAGTCTATAAAGTGGATAAAAGAACTAAACAACGAAAAATCACAACAGACAAAGATGCCTTAAATAGCCTTGCCAGAAAGGACCCGGTGATTTATAAGATTATTAAAATGAAACAGATTCAAGACCTCAAAAATGATATTATAGATCAGCCGTTAGATGCCGAAGGCAGAATGCATTTCCATGTTAAAACTGGAGGGACAAATGGCACGCGCAAAAGCACGGCGGAAAGCATCCTCGGTAGCGGATTCAACGCGCAAAATCTCCCAAGGCAAGGCATCGCAAGATCGCTCTTCCTTCCAAGTTGAAGTTAATTATGGTGTAGAAAAAAATAGTCAGGATGCATTTGTTGGGGAAATATTAAAAGAGAAATACCCCAATGGACATCCAAAGTTTGCAGAGTTTGGTTTGGACATGATTAAGCTCCATGATCGCAAAAACAAGAACTATGCTGGAGGCGGCTCCCCTCTTGGTAATTTTCATCGTGTAGCTAATATGATGCGTAGTTATCCAAATCTACGTCAAGGTGATCCAGCTACCGCAGTTATAGGAATGGTTGTAAAACAAATCGACAATATACTATGGGCTATGAATACCGAGCGATTCTACTCAGAAACATCAGTTGATGAACATCTTGCAGATATCAGTGTTTATATGACTATTCTACGTTGTTTGCGATCAGATAACCAGCCTCTAACAATGAAGGAGAATCTACAATGAAAACTTGGGAAAACCACGGCCGCATGGTAGGTGAAATTAAGAAGCCAGGTGTTCACGTCCTAGATAATTTAACACCAGAGCGTGTTGACTTATGGCATGCTGTAACAGGCGTTGTGACCGAGGCCGGCGAATTAATGGATGCTGTTAAAAAGCTCGTTATCTATAACAAGCCTCTAGATTTAGAGAATGTAGTTGAAGAACTAGGTGATCTAGAGTTTTATCTAGAGCAGGTTAGACAAAATATTAGGGTGGGCCGGGCGATTATCCTTGAAAAGAATATGGAGAAACTTGGTAAACGGTATAGTGAAGGTTACAGTGACAAAGCTGCGCAGGAGCGGGCTGATAAACAAGGTTTATGTGGAAGGATGGATGCATTTAGCCCGTCAGGTTGCAAAAACGTAATACCATGTGCAGCTCACTCACTTAATGCTTCATAGTTAGATGATATGTCTACGCTGTAGATTAGAAGTAATAGATGTTTGTTATAGATGCAAAACGTGCAAGAAATGCCACGATGATTTGGATACGAGGTTTCCATGTCATTAGCATTACCACGAGTCTGGTTGTTTGCAGACTACAACCAAGCGGAGTCTAGGGTTGTGGCATGGAAAGGCCCGGTCCCTAAACTTAAACAACGTTATCAGGAAGGTGTAGATGTCCACTCTTACGTATGTAATCTCATTGCACGTGTCGTTCAAGAGAATAACATTAGCACACCCATCAATCCTGAAACTGGAAAACGACTCTTTCGATGGAAAGATCATGGAACTTTTGGAAAGGGAGATGAAGAACGGGAGATTGCCAAACGTGCTGTGCATGCCGGTAATTACGGAGAAGGAGTTTCTAAATTTGCGTTACGCACTGGATTGGCCGAAGATTCAGCTGCTATCGTCAAAAAGATCTATGAAACTCTCTTCCCAGAAATTAAAACTAATTACCAAGCCTGGGTCGAGCGGTGCATACGCAAAAACAAAACAATCTGTACGCCCGAACCCGTTAAGTTCCGTAAAATCTTCTACGACATCGTCTCCGACGATTTAATGAGACAGGCTTACGCCGCTTATCCACAATATACCATTGGGGCGATGCTCAATAGGACTATCAAAAAGTGTTGTAGAATCTTCATAGAAGATACAACGGAATCATTAAAAGACCAATGGAAGGCATGGTACGGTGATGAGAATTGGGATAACTGGCGTCATCTACGTGATAGTGGTCTCCGTACTCCTCAGGCTATATTGTGGAGCGGGATGGATGTCCGTCTTAATATCCACGACGCTGGCGGTATCAGTATACCTAACGACCCTGATCTTATTCGATGGGCTGCAACACGGTGGAAAGAAATAGCAGAAACACCTATCCAAGTCCACGAAAACGAAACGATGATTGTGCCAGTTGACTTCAAAACGGGGGCGACATGGGGTGCCGAGGATCAGAAGGATTACAAATTATGAATGGTTGGGAATTATATTGCTATATAGTAGGGTATATAGTAACAATAATAATTATAGTTTTCACAATAATAGGTGCAATACGATATTGGACTGGCTAGAAGTCTTTGTCCGACAAAAGGCTACTGCCAGATTGGCTCTCTAACTATATAGAGTTAACATCAGAGTTAGAAGCCAAGGAACAGTTACATTTATGGACAGGTCTATGCCTATTGTCGTCAGTAGTCAGACGTCGTATTTATTTAGATATGAAATATGGTCATGTTTTTCCAAATATGTATGTAATAATTGTAGCTGAAAGTGGTAAAGCTAGGAAGTCAACTGCTATTGATTTTGGCCATGATCTACTTATGGAGGCACTACCCGACATTAATGTAATGTATGATTCAATGACTTCACAAGCCCTAGTCGCCTCACTTAATCACACTACCACTGATAGCAAAAAGAATGAGAAGATGGTTAGCGATGTAACTATTTTTGCAGATGAAATAGCAAATTTGTTTAGCTATGACAGAACTCGGGCGGCGTTTATGACCATATTCCTAACTCGTACCTACACATGCCCGGCCGTTTATGGTGACAACACAATTAAACGCGGCAAACTCAAACTTCAAAATCTCTATCCCGTTGTCATAGGTGCAACCGATCCTCGCAATCTAAAAGTGTTTCCACCGGAGGCTGTTACCGGACTAACAGGTAGGTTAATTTGGATTATAGAATCAGAACGTAGAAAGAATGATCCTGGTTGGAAAGAAGAGAATTCACCAATAACTACCAGACAAACATTGTTAAGAGAAATGTTGATAACAGATTTAAGTCATATAGCTACTCTGGAAGGTGTAATGACAGCAACCAACGACTGCAAGGAGTTTTACGATGATTGGTACGCAGACCTCTCAAAAAGAAACACAAAAGACCCAGATACCGACGCATTTTACCATCGTTGTCACGTTACGGCCCTCCGCATTGGTATTCTATTGTCTATCTCAGAAAGTGACGAACTAATATTAACATTACCACATATGAAGCGTGCTATTGATTTAATAGAAGCACAGCCCGCCATGGCTAAACGCGCGGCCGTGTGGTCTGGTAGTGGTGAATACGAAGTCCAACGTGCCAAGGCTATAGATTTCTTACAAAAATCAGGAGGGTTGACTACTCAAAAGAAACTTCTAAAATATATGGGCGTGACTGTTGATGATTACGCAAAAATCATAGCTACGCTGGTACACGATGGAACTATTGAAAAGCCTAGCAATCCTATAGGCGGTGAAATAGCCATAACGCTAACTAAGGAAGGTTTTGGCCGGACTGTTACTTTACCAGAGGAAAAGAAATGATGCCAATATGCGGAAAATGTGGTAAAAGATTTTTGCCTACGGACCTATCGGTAGTAAACCCCGGCCAGGTCCGTAGGCATTATGTCTACTGTAAAAACCCTTACAGATACTGGAAGGCTCTTATTGTACAGTTGGTCCCTGACTTGGGAGTTGTGTTGCTTGCACTCTTTGATTAACTTCTGCCAATTGGATTGACAATGTATCCAAAACTGCCTTACGTTGTTCAGGCGTCAGCGATGGATCTTGCTGAACCCGATCAACAACATCCATAACTGCCTTGATGAGACCCGGTAGCAATGGAATTAGAGAAACGGCCAGAGGCACCATAGCCATTACTTAGTCTCCTCTGTAAACACAACGTAAGCATTAACAGCCATGCTGCTAAGTTCTGTTGCCATCAATGTAACAACCTCTCTCATCTTCTTTTCAACAGCAGCATCGTTAGCCTTGCGGGCGGCCTCCCACAACTGAATTGCAAGTGGATAACTCTTTTGGAACTTCTGACCAAACGAACGATACTTAGCGCAATTATCTGGCTTAATCTGTCCACTATTGCATCCCTGAACATACACTGCCGAAACTGCAACAAACTCTTCGCCAAGAGCCTTAAGACCCTCGCCAGTAACTGCAAGTCCACTATCACCAGTCCCAATACCTAGACTAGCGCAACCTGCCAGTAGAATAGCAATAGTTAGTATGTATAGCTTACGCATTCTAAAGTCTCCCCATTAGAAAGAGAATTAGTAGCACAACCAGCATAAGACCTACAGCGCCACCTCCTCCCCATCTTAAATCCCCACCCCAATGATAACCACCGAACCCTCCTAGTAGCAGCACAACTAGAATGATAATCAGAATGGTACTCATTTATTTATCTCCTTTCTGTTTTACACCAGAATCTACTATGTTTTGCTTCTTAACATGTTCTTCATACATATTTCTAGCACGCTTGGCGCCAGCTATATCTTCTGGAAGCTTTGTTGTCGCTGCCTTAAATTCATACAAATCAGAAGCTAGTTTCAACTGTACACCCATATTAGAATTAACCAACGTATGAGTATCAATTCCAACCTTCTGAATCTCATCTATCTTAGTATTATTTTTCTCAGTTGCATTTACAAGAGCAACCTTTGCATCCTCACTATTCTGTAATGCCTTAGTTTGTTTCTTGTTAATCATTGCCAACAAAATAGGATTCAAGGCAGTGATAAGTGTAACCAATCCACCAATTATGGTTAAAACTATCTCTACCTTTGTCATCCCGCCCTCAATATATTTAGAAATTCACTGCTAAAGGCTTCGTAAATGCCCTGTTTGTTACGCCACCAACGTTTACCCAGATGAGGCTGGTCCCGGCCTAATTTCCGCAAATCCACATGTAAACCTGGCTGATTCCAGAAAGGGTAGACGCCAATACCATTCCAAGGGTACCTTTCGACAAACAACCACTGGTCAACCAAAGGCATTCCAACAACATGAAAATCAACGCCAGTAGCAAACTCCCTAGCGTCAGCGTAGTGACTGGACTCTGTGATATGGCCTTTGTCATCCCAAGCCACATGTATTTGAATGGGTTTGTTAATCGCATCTCTCATTTCATCCATTAACATGACTACGTCCCAACTGATTTTATCTGGATCTTTAACCCATTCCTCACGCTTAAAATGTCTTATAGTTGACCAATCTCTAATAGTCATTGTGTCCTCAATGGCATAGCCTTACCAGTTCCTGAAACTGCTTCCGCACCTATAACTTCGACAGGCTTGTATTCACGTTTTGGTACAACCTCAGTCTCACCAATAGTAACCGCAGGCTTCTCATAAGGTTTGTCAGGTTCAAGATAACCCCACCTATCCAAAGCCTCCTTTTGTTCCTCTGATAGCTCATCATAAATATCTATTACATCTCTATAGGCATCTCTAATCTCTGGTTTATATTCATCTGGGATGCGTGGAAGTTTAGTCTGACTCTTACTTTCATAATATTTCTTACCAAGTTCTACATCTTCTAGTAGCAATCTACCTTTAGCTGTTTTCTTAGCTTCTGATACAAATGCACTAAATTGCACACGTTTTTCTGCATCAGTAGCATCTTGATATTCTTGTGTATCCATCTTAGCTTGCAAACCAGTTTCAGGATTTCTTATAATATTCCTAGCAAGTTGCTGCCATCTGTCTCTCTGTTGTGGAGTTAGTTTCACCCCAGGTTTATCGTAACCAGGAAGCTCCGGTCCACTAGGATCAAAACTGTCGTCAGGTGTTTCACCTATAACATCTGGGTAATCAGGTAGTTTAGCTTGTAGTCTAGCACCCTCAAGCTTGACCTTGTCAGTTTCCAAAGGATTCATTTTAGGAACTAATGGATGGAAGTAACCAAACCAGGAATTACCTACGGTGCTTGGTGGAATAACTGGATCACCATAACCATCCCGCAAGGGTGGTACAGTTTCACTAAATCCAGGAACCCTACTTTTAATCATATCAGTAAAATTCCTGGCATCACGTTGCACAGGATCACGACTTTCCTTAAATCTAGAAACAAGTGGGCCGCCGGCCGCAGTAGTAATTGCCGGTCCAGCAATAGTCCTAATATCTTGTCTAGTAATTCCTTCTCTATTGCCACGTTGCAAACCTTGGGCGACGTCTAGGATATTAGACATTGTCATCCAAGCAGTCTTATTAGCAACGTTTCTAGCGAATGCAAAAATAGCAGCCATAGCTGTTTGACTAAAATCTTCCTCGTCAAGTTGATCTGCCATTTGTGCTAAGTCTGCAACAAGACCTATTGGCATAGCAATAGGATCAAGACGGCCATAGGGAACCCAGCCGGCCGGGGTCTTGAAACTATAAGGTTCATTAACTGCTAGCCATGCCTTACGTAAAGCAGGGTCCGCCGGTCCAGAACCAGTAACCATTCCCTCCTTAGCCATTTCCCAAACCATCATACCCATCATCCATGACATTGTGATACGACCCATTGCTTCTTCAGCAAGAGTACCACCGGCCAAAACATCATGCCATAAACGGCCAGAAATCATTTGTAAACCAGGAAAATTATCCCAGCCATGTTTAACCATATTAGTTGGGCCTTTGAGAAATGCAAAATACAAATTACCGGGACCAGTCTCTCCCATTTTAACTAAATCACTAAATCCTTTTAAAAACCATCCCATATCATTTTGGTAAGTAGCCCGATAGGCGCGCTCCATAGCATTAGCAATTGCATCGCCGGGAGGGTTAGAAACCCAATTCCTTAGTGTAGCCCCACGATGCCCAAGGGCATAGCCATCAGCCCATAAACTACCGCGAACAACAACGGTTTTGAAAAAAGCATCAAGTGCTACTAGTGCATCCTGTCCAACCCAACGTATGCCTTGCCCCGCAGAACCACTCGGCCCCGTAGAACCAAGTCTATAAGTCATTCCTATAGCCTTTAATCCTTCACTAGTTGCTAAAGCCATACCTTTCATCATCATAGCTGCTTCGCGTGGATGGCCACCAAACAACCGGCTCATGACGAGGTTGCTAGCACCTAAAACGTTGCCACTGAAGGCAACAGGTGCCGTAGCAAACAGCAAAAAGTTACGATACATTTCATAAATAACAGCCGGAGGCACACCAAAATTCAAATAATTATCTTGGCTTCGCTGTGCTAGTTTAGCTACTTGACCGGGCTTTATCTTTGATAAATCCTCTGCAAACGTTCGCATTGCTTGGTTTAAATCACCTCTAGCAACACTAGCAGGGTCCCAATGCATTAACAGATTTGTAAATTCTTTTGTATAAGACATTTTATCTGTTTGACCAGTAAACAATTGCGTTGCTAATCTAGCAAACTGCATTCGCTCAAAATCGGTTGCATCAGGTGCAATGGCATGGGCTGCGGCTTTTGACAATTCTCCTGATTTACGTTCGAGTGCTTTAAGATAGCCGTAAAATTGCTGCGCCCCAAGAGATTTGCCAGGCATTAAGCGGCCAATATCCTTAAGATCCGGCCATGAAACACCAAACTTCCTCATTAGTTTTGGTAGCTCGGCGCGCGCTTGTTGTTTAGTAATTTGTTCTGCAAAAATCTTAGCATCTTGCAAAAATGAAGTAGCACTTTTAAATTCACCGCTTTCGCGCATCAAATTACGTTCAGCAGATTTCATCAATGCTTCTACTAATGTATTCTTTGCAGCTGAGACTTCACCAACTGTATTATTAGTTAACCTAGCAACGGCAAACTCCGCCTGGTCAATGCCCTCACGCTTAAAAGCTTCAACAAGTGCACCTACAATCCTAGCGTCCTTAGTCATATTACCAGCAACTTTTTCCGCAACACCACTAGCTTTAACCGCAGTAGTTACACCTTTAGCAGCTAAATTCACCGGCACTAATGCACTAGAGCCTATATTAATTCCAAAGCCTAATAGATAAGCTACACCTGGATGAGCACCTTGATGCAAAGCCCATTGCTCGGCCCGAGCGCCGTTAACATCACCAAATGCATCTAGAGCACCTGTTAATGTTTGCAATCCACCCCAAAACATTTGGAGTTGGCCTTCAAGCTGTGTATTTAGTTTGGCAATCTCGCCTTCCACACCCTCCGGCCGTTGTTTCTTAAATCCCTCAACAATGTTTTCCCAACCATCACTAACATTAGCGATGGCTTTTTGGAATACAGCAGTAGCATAAGGACCATCTTTAACCAAATCATCCAAGACAATCTTGGCTTTGTCACGTAACCATTGCCTACGTTCCCCCGCTGTGATATGCCCATCTTTATACCATTTCTCAATAGTATCAACCGAAACTTTCTTTAGTTTTTCTGTGCGATCATCTGCCATTAGCGCCTCAAATCCTGCGGACTAATAACATTAGGATTCTTGTCTGGCCTTTTACGCAATTTATCAACTTCTCTGTCAATAGATTCTTTGTTACGCATATTAGGATCACGTTCCAACTGTCGTTGCAATTGATGTTGCAAACGCTTTTCACGTGCTCTAAGCACTGGGTCATCAATAGGTGGTGCTGTCGCCCCAAGTGCATCGTCAACATAACGTCTAGCATTACCAAGTTCTTGCGTTCTAATACTACGAATATTGTTTTGTTCTGCTCTAACAACCGCCTCCTGACTTCTAAGATATTTATAGGCACTTTCCATTTCATCAGAAATAATTGGTGATTCTTTACGAAGTTTATTTAGCTTATCAATATAGCGTTCAATACGTTCTACTGTATGCGGGCCTTTTTCACCACCGAAATCTGCTATTAACACTCTAACTGTATTATCTTGTGTTTTATTTAGCGAATCCTGTTTCTCCTGTAATCTTAATCCATCTTGTCTAGTTAGCATAGGATGTTTGCCAGCTTGAATTTCATCAAGGAATGATTGTGGAATACGTCGGCCGGCAGCCTCGCCCATCCAATAATCAAAGACTAAAGCATCAACTTTCTTCAAAACAGCAGTTGTTTTTTGCTCTTGTTCAGACTCTAGTCTACTAGCCAAATCTAGAATTTTGATTCGTTCAGTGGCGGGAATCATATCGTAGCCGCCATCTTCGTAGCGTTTGCGAATTTCAGTTCTACCACGATCAGTTTGTGCTTGTGTAGTCATATGCTGCTGATAGACAGCAGCTTTATGAATATCTTTCATCTTTTGGCCTTTAAGTTGATCTATAAGGCCTCCGGCCACTTCGTTACTAACACTAGCATTAAACTCATTAACTTTATCCTCAAGTAAATCATAAGGTGCATTACCAGCAGTTCGTATAGATTCAGCACCGGCCTCAAATAATTTAGCTTCAACATAATCCTGACTTAATTTACGCTGGTTACCCTGGGCTACAATACGCAAACCTGGTATTTCATCACGATAGTATTGTGCAAGTGCACCAGTTACAGCATCATTTCTAGAACGTCCAATAACTTCATCTAAAACATCTCGTGATCTTTTATCAAATTCTGTCATATACTTAAATGGATCGTTGATTACTGTAGGATCATCAATTAGATCGACCATAACTTGCTTCCACTTATTATCAGCTTCTTTAGATAAAGCTTTGAAATCAATTGCATTGGCATGCTGTTCTAGAGTAGCATCAATTTCAAGGCCTTTTTGTAAAGTAGTACTAACATCTTGCAAACCTTTAGCGACAGATGTTAAACCACTATAATCACCAACCACGGCCCTGTTAGCCCGTGGCATTTGTGGTGAGCCACCTGCTGTGTGAATCTTAATTTCAGGCATAACGTCTACCACTCATATCTGTGGTCAATGTCTTCTTCCTAGCTTGATAGTAATTAGTTTGTTGGTAAGCACTAACAGCACCGCTACCTGCAGAAAGTACGCCACCAGCAATACTCAATGGGATGCTACGTTCCGCAGCCTGGGCACGAAACCCCGCCACATTACTTTCATAAATAGAAGTTGTAGCGGACATTTCACCCGCTCTCCTAATATTTAGAGCATCAAGCTCACCTTGTGTAACTAAATCAATATCTTGGACAAGCGGTGTACCGCTTGTTGTTTCAAATCCAGCGGCGGCGAATGCCGCTTGATTTTCTCCTCTCACTAGCATTAATCTACGTCTAGCCTGACGCTCCTCAAATTTAGCTGATTCTCTAACAGCGTCAGCTTCAATTTCACGCTGCTTTTTCTCTGATTTTGCAAGTTTTTTCTGAGTTTCAGCTTGTTGCACTGCACTATATGTAGCAACGCCCGCTCCAGCAACAGCAATTACAACACCAGCAACTGCAATAGCAACAGCATATTCAGCCATTCTAATCCTCCACAATAAATTCATACCTTATTACGTCATCCCGCGTGGCGCTGTATTGACGCGCCCGGCCGTTTTCTCTTTCAAATCCAAGCATTTCCGCGAACTTTTTGTTGACCGGCTGATCCGATAAAACTACCATTTCCACTCTATGAAGATTCCAAATTTTTATTATATCTCTAAGGCCGAGGCGTACCATCCTGGTGCACCAAAACCTGTGTTTAAGGAAATCAGTTGTCACAATAGACCAAGCGGTGCCCATGCCCGCCCATTGTATAATTACACCTGCGCACATTATAACTTTATCATCCACAAGTGCAGAGAAACCTGGATTCTTATCACGTTCTCTAATAGCATGGTCATCCGTAATCCAAGGATCACGGTTATCTATACTTAAAAGATGTTGATGGTTAAATGGCACAAGTTTAGGGGTTGCCAAATTGTATATCTCCAAAAACAGCAAGAATTGTCATAGGGTAAGGCTGATCTTGCTTTATGCTGATTTTGCCATCATCACTAATACCTTCGGTAGTTACTTCCATATCACCAGTGTAGGGCGTTACGCCTCCAGGTGTGACATATTCTAAAGGCTGGCCGTTGCCTCTACCGCCAATAGTGTTGCGTAGACGTGCCCAAATCTTTTTCCAAACTCTGGTTAAGCCCTCAACCATCTGCCCTTCAACAGCAGGTTTCATTGTTATAAATTCACTATCATAATGAAGGCCAACCTCGGCCTTTCCATCCCACACTGCATCTAGTTCAATCTGTCCATCAACTACGAGTTTTTGCCCAATATAGGAATTACCTAAAATAACATCAACAAGTTTACCTTCTAAGTGTCCAAGGTTAGTAAGAAAGCTAGTAGGAGAGCTACTGAGATCGTATAAGACAGCACTATCAGTTTGAAGAGAAGTCCAGGGGCGATCTGCAAGTTCAGTAGCATCGTCATCAAATACTTCAATATATTGCTCCTGAACTCCTTGTATAGTTCTTTCAACTATACAATAAACTAAATCAGGTTTACCAGAAGTTTGTGGTACACAGGCGACAGCACGGAACAAACCATCTGTTACAATTCTAGTAAAACCAATAACTTTCTCATGATGAAAATAAGTTAAAGTTATTAATTCTCCATCATCACGTACCCAATATAAACGTGAGTCTGGCCGTTTGGCGAAAGCTGATGGGCCGAGCCTTATGCCGGTCCCTGTTATATGACTAGCGGGACCAGTTAATTCTAGTGCATCAAATCCATCCTCCTCAATATTAAAAGCAATAGAGTAAATCTGTTTACGACTTCTATCAACAAATATAACACGCCTACTTATGACTGTAGGTTGTATAGGAGAAGAACCATGCTCTGTTGATTTCTCTTCAAATGGTATTTTATCACCACCAAGAGCTTCTCCATCTTTACCACTTGTAATTCTATGTTCTGTGCCGGCAGTGCCTACAAACAATGCTAAATTGTTAGCTAGCCATTGAATAGGATTCAATCCTTTAGTAGCTATAGTATATTCAACTGCCCTCCCGGCAGATACACCAGTTGCATATTTATTATAATCGTCAGGTTCTGAGGCCCACCATGTATTAGGTTGTGCAAATGTTGATGCCTGAATCTGCCTACCAGACCAAAAATCACCAGTAGCAGGAAAACCATTAATTATGCTCCATGATTCAACTTCAAGCGTCCAGGCACCAGCTACAGTTGCAGGAGGGTCTGCATCCTCGGCTCCCTCCATAACACTTAAAATTTCACCAATAATATTAAGTGGGTCAGTAACTGTTGTTATCTTGACTAAACCACCATATATAGAAATATACTTACCAACATCTGCCGCTCTGAATGCATTAGAACCTGCTGCTAATCCTACTTTAGCACCAATAGGCTCTTTTTTATCTGGATTTAAAGTAGTTTGTGGTGATAAATCTAAGAGCCATTCACCGGCTGGTATTGGATTTGTATTAGGAAATGCATCAATAATATCAACACGCACATGATCGTTAGGCGAAGCAATATCGCCTCCGCTAGCACCAAGTGCAGTAATAATACCTCGTGATGCACCATAAACTATCTGTCTACCAACATCGGCTTCAAAGAATACTGGTGCGGAGGCTGCAAATATTACAGATAGCCCTGATACTGCACCAGGGGTAAGTGTAATTGTCCCTCCTGATATATCTGTTTTTGCTTGGAAGGAGGGTGGTGGTAAATAGGTGATAGGTTGCAAAGACCAACTAGTATCACTAATACGGCTAAGACGCTGCTGACGAAGTAAACGATTCCACAGGAATAATACGTCATTAAGCTGTGCGAAATGCGTCGTACGTAGTATATCCTCTGCGTATGGCGAAACAATTTCAACAGGTAATCCACCGCCTCCTAGTAATTGCGTTTTACCTTTAATGAATCTATTGTATAAATCACCAAATTCTACAATGTAACTATTTTCAACACTAGATTCAAATGGAAACAATATTGCATCTTTTGTTTTATCTTTAACTTTAGCAATTAAACGTAGGCCAGGGCGTCGGTCCAATCCACCTTGTCTTAATAGATTAAAGTTTTCTATCTTAGAACCGCCCTCAAAATATGCAGCTAAATCTGGGCGGCCCTCTAGTAATGGATCAAGCTCACCTTTTGAAGCATTAGTTAGTAAACGTCTAGCATCAGACATTTAGCGACCCCATAACAAATCATCAACTATAGTTCTTTCTGGCGGGCCTTCTTGTCCGTCAACCGATGATGCAAATGGTAACCACAGATTCATTGCTTCTGTCATCAATGATTCAGCAAGTCTTACATCAGCTTTAATTGCCCGTGCAAGTCTTGAAGCCAAGGCTGTTTGTGCAAGTTGGTAAAACAACGGATCAAACAAAGCAGGATTATCTATATCTTGTGTATAGACAATTCTGACTTCTGCCTCCGAACTCAGAAGCCTATTTTTGCCTTCAATTTTATAATGTCCAACATACCCCATCCAATATTGTGGGTCTCCAGTAATCTGTAATAGATGCCCATTGTATTCGCGAATGCACAAATGTCGTGCTGGTAATGCGTAGGAGAATGCGAATTCAAATGCTGGCGTTGGCAAAACTTGTTGTAGCTTTGCCCGGGCCTCGGCAAAATTCCATCTACTGCTGCGTAGCATAGCCTCACGCATTGGCGGCCAATATGTTTTACACCAATTAGCTTGCAACTTATTGTCATCAATACCTTGTATTCTGGCTTCTTTAATCATGCCTAATGCGCCATTTAGAAACTCAGTCTCACTAGCAGACATTTAACGGCTCCTTACTACAAATTTGGCATAGCCTTCATTACCTCTAGCATCTAAATTATTACCCAATGAAAATACATTCATGTGTTTGAAGATTTTAGTATACCACCATTCTTGATTTTTAACAGTCATATGAAGCGTTTCACCTATTTCTCTACCACAATAATCTTCAAACATGGCTATTTGTAGATAACCACCTTTGCGCGTAGTTTGTGCTATGCTTCGTAATGCATCATCAATTTTCTCTTCTGGTATATGTTCAAGTACGTCAACACAATAGACCCAATCCCATTGCAAACCAGTCTTAAACAATTCCCAAATATTTGCTGTAATAACAGGTAAATCTTCAACATCGACTGCTTTAGTACAAAAGTCCAGCAAAACTACTTTCAAACCACGGGCCGCGAGCGCCGCCCCCGCCCGTCCTGTACCACAACCTAAATCAACAAGTGTATCACCAAGCTTCCAGGCGCAATGCTTAAGAAAATTATCAATGGCGTTTTCACCAGGTGACCATTGCCTATAACTTTGTTTATCCCACATCTTATTATATTTCTGTAGCTCTATTTCATGTAAACTCATCGTATCTCCAATGTCATTGGTGTTGCTGCTTCTATGCCAGCCAATCTTATGTTGTTGTATTGATCTGTAGTTATTAAAAGACTAGTATGTGCTTGTTCAACCAATGCTTGCACAACGTCCCAACTACCGTCACGTAACGACCATAAAAACAAAGGCATCGCCGTCAGCAATGTATTTAGAGTTAGAGGGTCTGCTGCAAAAATGTTTTTAAGTAAACGCTCAAACGTTACCTCTGGTTTTGGTATTATAGTTGTGCTAAGATGTCTAGGACTACCCATTTCTATCGTTGAAGAACCAACCAAGTGTTACAATACGCACCGGGTTATCAACCCCGGCCCTGTATCTAAATTGTCTAGATGTATCAAGTCTAATTCTAGCTTGAGAGCCACTTCGCGTACCGCCATTACCTGTTGTAAACAATGGCGCCACTGTATCACTAGGAGCCATGTCAACTGTTGCCAATGAACTAAGATAGACATAGGTAGCATTACCAGCAAAAGCATTAACAAGTGCAGTTAATGCAATACCGGTAGGTGCCCCCAATAATGTTCCAACTTTAGCAAGAATACCAGGTGTAGGATCATTGACACCTAGTAATGGTGTTTTACGTTCGAAAAATCCAGTGTCTATATGATGATTTAGTGGTACTATAATACCACCTTCACGTAAGAATACCCATAACATGCGCTTCTTGGTTCCACCATCTGGGAGAGTTGGATTTAGTAATTGGCTAAAGCATATGTCGTCAGAACCCCCAGAACGTCTAAACTGGTATCCAAACCAAGTTCCATCAGCTAATGCTTCTGTGGCAATGCGACCACCTGCAGCGGAACCTGCGGCCCAAACTGCATCTAATTGTTTAGTCATTGCAGGAGTTACTAACAACACGCGATTTGCAGCTAAAACATCATCGGAAGCACATTCACATGCAGTAATGTCAATATCATTGGTTGCATCAGCAGCATTATTTGTAAATTGACCACCATATTTGTAGCCACGTGTACCTGTTGAAGAAATTGTAAACGGCTGACCAGCGCCACCATCAACAAATGAAATACCAGAACCGGCAGTTACTATACGTTCAGTAGTTAGCTCACCATGTGCTCCAACAACTAAATAACTTGCATTATTTGGTGCGGCATCCAAAGCCGCCCGGCCGGTTGAATCTTTAGTTAAACCTATACCATCCCTTAATGCTAATAAACTAGCAGCAGCAACGCCTGTACCACCATCTATAATAGGTACGGGGCTAATTAACGTACCAATACTAGTAACAATACCCCATTTAATTTTACCAG